TTGTTATTGTAAGTCCAAATAGATTTAGACCATCATTATCACTCATTATACATCCTCATTATGTAATTGTACTACTATTTAGATATTGACTGTGAGACCAATACTTGGAGTATTGAAATCAGTCATGTAGTACATATATTCAAATGTCACTTGAAACTCTTCCACCTCATTATTTTTGTTGAAATCTAATCGAATTTCGCTTATAGTCTTCGGCCAGGCACCAACAAACTTATAGGACTTGATTGTTTGACCATTGCGATCCAATTGATGAACAGACATATCAGATGTATAAATGCCTGGTGTTGTGATACCAGTATTGAACTGAAGATCATTGATAGCGTGCATCCACGATTCAAATGAATTTCTGATTGTGAAATCAGTATCATTCAGAACAGTGATAGTCCATGCTTGGAATGTGCGTTCGCCAGCTAGTGGTAATTCACGACCACGGAAAAATACACGTGCAACACCAATGTCAGAAGCAGGCAACGAAGCGACATTACATAAAAATTGTGCTCTACGACCAGCTTCAAAACCGTTTTGAGCAATACCAGGCATAGTCAATTCGACTCTGAATTGATTTGGTCGGGCACCACCACCTAGGAAATTAGACTTAAATTCTTGTAGACTCATTTGAAACTCCTTAAGGATATTATATTATTTATGTAAATAATAAACTTCATTGCCGCAATCCCATATTTTCCTGTATCCGCGCTCAAACATAATATCAGATTCAGTTTTATCTTGATCGTCGTTCAATTTATGTTTTTGATATTTCAATCTTGATTCTAGAACATTAGTTTTAGGATCAAAATAAAAATAATTTGGTTTAGAAGTATGTAAATGCTGAAATCCAGTTTTTTCATATACATTACCGACAGACCATCTTCTATTTGCATACGATAAAATAGATCCATCTTCATTGATTATGGATTCAACATTCATACTTTCAATTGACTTTTTAGTGTTTTCAGTTGACTCAAATTGACCTTTAGTTTTACCAAAATGAGTGTCTCTGAATTTTTTTTGCTCTAGGGCTATAGCAGCTCTAGAGCATTTTGTGGAACAATATTCAAAATAACCTTTTTTGAAAGAACAAAAATTACACTTGGACCCACATATTTTACAAAGATGCTGTTTAGTTATATTGTGATGGAAACAATATATTCTTTCAGCCATAGAAACATCACTGGCTAAAAACTCAGTTTTACGTAAAACTTCAGTCTTATAAAATTCCGATTCAGAAAAAACACCAAATCTAGTACTTATAAGCTTACCAGAAGATAAAATATATGAGAGATCCATATTTCAATTATATAATAATTGTGAATATTTTTCTATTATATTCCTCCAACAACAGTACTGAAATCAATTCCAGTTTTGGTTGCTACGAAAGTTAGAGTGATAAAATTAATTGACCGGCTAGGTTGAATGAAAATTTCTGCTCTAAATTCGTTGCGATCAATCACCTCTCCCGTATTATTGGTCTCATCACATAAAACCATGAAGTCAGTGATACCACGGCGTCCCTGAATATCACGAAGGAATGGTTCAACCATATTTTTGAATTGAGCGCGAGTGAATTGATCATTGAATTCAAATAATTGATATTTAGCAGCAATCGCAATTGATTTTTCAAGAATAATGAACAATCTACGGACATTGATATGATCAAATGCACTTGGTTTTTCCTGCATTGTACGATCACCGAACATCATTGTTCCGGATCCTGGGAAAGTCACAATTGGATTGATTCCTTTTGGATACAAAATGTCGCGTTCTGATTGATTTGGATTGAATGACAGTTTGATAACATTCTTCAAACCACCACGGTTATAACCAGCAGGTGACCACCATGGATCTGCAATATCGTCAGTACGAGCAGTAACACCAGCAATGTCACCATTCAGTGGGATCCAACGATAGCGACGATTGTAATCATCATAGATGTATTTGAAACCTGTGTCCATAACACCATATGATTGATACATATCAGCAACACCGACAGTATTTTTGAAAGCAATAATGTCAGTTGTCATAGTTGAACGAGTTGTCAATTGAGTACCAGAACCATTATGAGGAGATATGAAAGCGACTGCATCCTTACGAGTTGCTGCAAGTTCAATAACATACTTCATAACTTCTTCGTCGTGATTTCCTGTCATCAAAAGATTGACATCAATTTCTTCGACATTAGCGAATTCACCGTAAGCATCCTTAATATCAGCAACAACAGGAGTTGTTCCAGCAACACCACCAGACATTGTGTAAGACACAACAGCAGTCAATTGTTGGAATTTATCACTCGAGTCAGCAACATCGTAAGACTCTTTACCCCAAGCAAAAATGGCAGTATTATCAGCAGTATCAATTGATGTAGTTGGAGTCTTATTGAAATACACATATTTTGACTGTGTATTGATAACATCAAAAATATACTGTGACGAACTACGATAATCAATAGCATCACCAGCTTTTGATAGATAATTGAATACTTCAATAACTGTGTTAGCGTGACCAGAAATCGCACCAGTTGTATCAATCACAAGCGCAGAAATTTCATCGTATTTTGTGGTTGGAGTCGCTTTAGCCTTTGATTGGACATACTCAGATGTTCCTGGTTCGCCAGCCATAAATGCTGTATATTTTTTACCTGTCCAATCAACCATCGCGGCATCGGCGGCAACAAGGCTATAATTACCTTTATCAACAAGAACAACTTTAAGACCATTGCCAGCAACGCCAGGATCTTTCGCAATGAATACGCCAGCAGTTGAAAGGGTTCCAGCATCAAATTTAGCAACAAAATCTTCGTAATTTTCCACCAAAGATGCAGTGCCATCTGTGGCATTTTTACAACCAGTCTCTGGAGCACGAACAACCCACAATTTATTAGCATAATTCAAAAATTGGGCAGCAGTGAACCAAACACCATAATTAGTATTAGTTGGTGTTCCGAACACCTCAGCTAATTTAGTTTCAGATGAAATGAGAATTGGTGTATCAATTGGACCTTTTGTAAATTCGCCCGCAATACCGCCAATAGCAGTAGCGACAGTAGGTACAATTGTAGAAAAATCTACTTCTTTTACAAGTACGCCCGGTGAAAGTAATGGCATCTTTTTTACTCCTTCGTTTATAACGATCAATAATTACAAATTTATGATATATTTATGGAATTTGAATGTTCAGCCAAGTTTTACAATCTTGATATTATACCAATAAGATATACCAGCAAGCATAGGTAATCCGAACTGGAAATAACTACCATTAGTTGTAACTTGTATCGTGTCATTTAAGCAAAAATCTTGTGCTTTAGACGAATGATATTTGGAATTCCAATACCACCACCATCCACCATAATTAGAGAACGCAGCTGTCTGTATAGCACCATTAAGATATATTGCTGAAGGTTGGTAATAATATGTCCAATAATTACCCCACCAATAACTATAATACCACCAACTTGCATAATATCTTTGCCACCAATTATTAGATCCATAAAATGTGATATGATAGATACCACGTGGAATATACAAATATTGTCCAGATACTGTAGCACCTGTAATTCCACCAGAAGATACAGTCAATGATGTTATAGGTGAAGTACCCCAGGAATTAGACAAATGTGATCCAGCAAGTGTCAAAAGTTCGACAGTAGACCCTCTTGGTGGAACATAACCAAGAGCATTAGTCACATCAGACGATGATAGTGAAGTCGCCGCAGTTACTCTTCCTTTAGCATTTACTGTAACTTTTGTATATTGACCAGCAGCCACACCAGTATTAGTTAGTTGTACATCCAACGCAGTTGTACCGGAACCAGTAGCATCGCCCGATAGTGTGATGGTTTGATTGCCAGTGATATAAGCAATGGATTCAGCTTGAGTAACATAACCACCTTGAATACGTAAACGAGTATACCATCCATCAGTAGCAGACACAAGCGGTGTAGCTTGAGCTGCAGAAATGTGGCCATAAGCATCAACTTTTACCTGATTATACCAAGTTGTCGTTGA